ATCGACTAAAATAGACACTTTCTCTCCAAGTTTTGTTTGTAAACTCATTGTAATCATTAAGATTGCTAAAATTATATAGACTATGTGAAATTCAGGATATTTCGCACCGCTATATGTTGGAATATATGTTATGATTCTGTGTATAATTAGTAAACCCATAAACATGACAATAATTTGAATTAATACTTCTGCTGAAACTTCTAAACTACTTTTTTTGTCATCTGCTTCAGGAACATATTTCTGCATTGTTTTATTCAAAATAACAATTGGAATGATTGCTATAACTGAGTATTGTAGTATGTTTAAAACTTCAGATTTTGAATCATCATCAAAATTGAAAACATGTTTAAAGAAACTTTTTGATTCGTCCGAATTATCCATATCCCTATAGGGTATATTTAGAAATAAAAATAATTAATTTGTTTTTACTATATTAAAAGTATTAAAGGTTATTCTAAATATTATTACATAATGGAACATATTGCGGAAGAATATGCGGCTAAAAACATAAGCTTACGTTCTTGTGAAAGTATAGCCCTTCTTAATGCTAGCGAAAAAATACAGGATACATCTACTGAATCACATGAAACAACAAAGGTTTCTGAAAATATTTTCAATAATATTCAAAAATTCCAACATGAAGAATACCAATATCTTAATTTATTGGAAAATATTTTGGAAAATGGCACTTGGGAAGAAGGTAGGAATGGAAAAACTAAAAGTATTTTTGGTCACTCCATGCGATTCTCTCTAAAAGATGGGAAAATACCTATTTTAACAACAAAGAAAACCGCTTGGAAGACTTGCTTGAAGGAATTATTATGGTTTATTCGTGGTGAAACGGATAATAAATTATTGAAAGACCAAGGTGTCCATATTTGGGATGCGAATACTTCGAGAGAATTTCTTGATACTCGAGGGCTTACCTTAACTCGTGAGGATTTAATTGGCCCTGGATACGGCTATCAATGGCGTTTCTTCAATGCGAATTATAACTGCTTTACTGGTAAACGATTATTAGATGACGATCCTAATGACGTCCATAAAGAAACCAAAGCATTCAAAGGTGTCGATCAACTGCAGAAAATTATTGACGCTTTGAAAGATCCTAAACAAAGAAATAGCCGTCGCTTGGTAATGAGTGCTTGGAATCCTGTACAGTTAGATCAGATGGCTCTTCCCCCGTGTCATATTTTGTGTCAGTTTAATGTGCACGATGGCAATAAATTATCATGTGCAATGTATCAACGCAGTGGAGATTTCCCACTCGGAATACCGTTTAACGTTGCGTCTTATTCGTTTTTAACTCACTTGATAGCAAAACATTGTGGATTAGAAGCTTATGAGTTCGTTCATTTTGTTGGTAATTGTCACATATATGAAGACCATATTGAACACATGAAAGAACAAATTATAAGAGAACCTTTTGAATTTCCAACAGTCTCTATAAAACAAATTAGAGATAATATTAGTGATTATCAAGTGGATGATTTTGAGATACATAATTATAAATGCCATGAAGTTATTAAGATGAATATGGTTGCTTAATAAATTGGTTCGGCACTTCGCACTACGGGTTTTTCTTCGCTTAGATATTTATAATTGTTAAACTTGGGATTTTTTTATTTTAAACGCCACAAAATAGTCGGTGCAGGCATATTTAATTGTCTCGCAGCTTCTGTAATTGAAACATATATTTCATCATCTATCATTATTTCAATTGCGTTTGTTGGAATATTACCTATTTTCGCTTGTCCGATTTTTCGTTTAGTTTCTTCTGAGTGATGTTTTCCGAAAAATGGATTTTTTTCGCCAATTTTTAATTTTGCGTTTTCTGACATTTTTTGTCTTGTTTCATTTGAAACAATTTTTCCTTTGCAATATTGATTTCCTTTATGTATTTCTGAAAATTTCTTTCTATTTTCTTCTGTATGTGTCTTACCATACATTCCATTTCTATCTCCACACTTTCCATATTTTATACTTCTTTCTTCTGGTGTCATTTTGCCTAGATTTGCTTTGTGAGTTTCTATTATTTTTTCTCTAATAGCTTCTTTATTTGGATGATGTGTTAACAAATCTCCACCGCTATTATTATAATTTAAACCAGTGAAGATTTAAAACGGCACCCTTAAAGGGTGCCTTGTTATAAATTTCACCCGGTTCATCTGAAAAGATTTGAAATGCTGTCCCATTTCAAATCTTCAAGGGTGTAAATTATACAACTTATCACGGATGCTTAAATTAGTTAAATATTGTAATTCAATTTCTTTTGCTTCCCCTTCTGTATCACAAACATGTATTATGTCATATTTAAATTTGTCTTCCCCATCTAAATTATATGCTCTTTGTAAAAAAATGTTATCGTGGCAATTTTGTTTTAATTTTCTGCGATGAGATGTAAATCTTCTTTCAATATTAGTTGAATATCCTATATAATATCTGCCTGACAAGCTATTTGATATTTTATAAACGCCTATGGTTGGTTGTCTGTCTGCTTCCATTTAATATAATTAAAGAAAATATTTTTATATGTTTTTCTAAGAAAAATATATAATTCCTAAATATTTTGACTTTCGCTTTTTTCCTTTTCTAGTTTTGCTTTTTTATTGAGATATGCAGTTCTTGCCCATTTTTTTTTCTGTTCTTCTGTCGGTTGATGAGTTTGTCTATATTCACGTGATTTTTGTTTAATTTCTTCTTTGTTGTTTTCATAGTAAATTTTCTTATATGATGGAGCAGTATATTTTTTGAGATGTTCTTTTGTTTCTTCTAATTCTTTTAATAACTTTTCATTCATTTCTTTTAGTAGTTGGTTTTCTTTTATTATTTCTTCAATATCCATTATATAATTTATATAATATTTTTAATATATTTCATTATTACATTATTACATTTTATTGGAAATTGTCATATTTATGAAAACGCCATAGATGCTTGTAAATTACAACTATCAAGAGAACCTTATCCTTTTCCTACAGTTTCAATAAAACAAGTTAGAGAGAATATAAATGATTATCAAGTGGATGATTTTGAGATTCATAATTACGTTAGTCATGAAGCAATTAAGGTGGCGATGGTCGCTTGATTTATTTAGAAAATTTGGCTCCACCTTTTAAAAGGTGGAATTGCGTAACTTATTTAGAAACAAATTGTATTAATAATTATATTATGAGTTCACGATCACTCGCTGCTGCTAGAGCTAGACGGGCTGGAGAAAATGCTCCGCCTGTTAGTGGAAATAGACCAGGAACCTCAATTGGATCACAAGCTGCTTTTGCTCAACAAATGCCACCTGGGGTGGGATATAATATGCCGCCTCCACCTAATAATGTAAGAACCGCACGATCTATGCAACCACCTCCTCAACAATATGCTAAACAACCTCCACAAAAATATCAACAATTTTATGACCAACAGGAATCTCAACATAATAATAGATTGCCATTCTCTAAAATAAGTATTTCAGATGCCATTGGGTTAATTACAATAAGATTAGGTAGAGTAGAGCAATGGATTATCGAAACAGATCAAGAAGAAGAAACTAGACAAAGTGGAACAGCTAATATGTCAGGAATACCAGAAAATCATAAAGTTATTGATAATTCTGTTTTGACTTCTATGATTAACCGTCTTGATTCTCTCGAAAAAAATGGAATAACATCTATTTCTTCAGAAGAATTTAAAACGTTAGTTGAAGATGTCAAAGCTTTAAGCGACCTTAAGACATTGTCCGAACAATTTAAGAGAATGAGTGATGACGTAGCAAAGCATACTATTGAACTTGCCAAAAATACCGAACAAATATTTAGATTTAATAGAGAATTAACTGAAACTAAGGATATTCTTAAGTCATTTATGGTTAAGTATGATATGTTCGCTCATGAAACTACACAAAATTTTTCTGATTATGAAATAGCATTATCTGATTTAGAAAAACGTTTACCAGTACAACAAGAAGAAAGTGAAATGAATTCAGAAGGAATTTTAGAAGAAAAAGAAACGTCAACTGAACTAAATACAAGCACAACTGATGTCGATGGAGAGAATATTATTATGTCGGTTGATCTAAAGAATATGATTAAACAAGAATTGGCTAATATTTCATAATTTATGTATTAAATATCATAACTTTTGTAAAACATATTAAAAATAACACAATAATTATTATTAATATGGAATTCGCACATCACGACAAAAATGTATGTTTTGTTATCAATGATAAAAGGAAAAAAGAAATATTTAT